ATTTCACAACTTTGGTAAAGAAAGTAGAATTACTTACACAGGTACAGCAAGTGGTGGTACAAAAACTGGGTTAGATGGTAATACATATACATACTATTATGGTAACGTTACTATAACTGTTGCTGGTGATTTTGGTACAATGAGTTACGAGTGTTATAATCACGGGTATATGGGGGGAGAAAATAATCTAGTTTATAATGCAGATTGTTTAACGTCTACAACGCCACCAGCACCACCAGTAGTAGGAAACTTAACAGTAGATGCGACTGATATTTATGTAGATAGTGCAATAATTACGTCAGATCAAACAGATGAATAATGATTAGAAATTTAATAGAGTTATTAAAGTTAGACGATCACTATGGTATTAGTGAGAGAGTAGATATTGCTAAAGGTAAATACAAAGCAAAGAAAAATATGAAAGAAGTTCGTGAACATTTTAAGAGAGTAATCAATGGCAAAGGGTAAAGAATTAATTTATACTATAAGGGTTATTGACAAAAGTAAAGTTGTCATTGACGAATTAGGTCAAGAGGTAGAAACACTTGAACAGGCATTTGTTCAGATCAATGGAGAAATACAAAAGACCGATACGCTTCTTGAGGGAACTGCATCTAGTTTCGAAAAGCAAATAAGAACACTAAAACAACAAAGAGATTCTTTAGCTAAAAACTCTGTTGAATATGGTAAGTATAATGCAAAGATTGCACAAGTAGAAGCTGAGTTACGTAAACTTACAACTACTACTAAAAGTCAAGATCAAGTAAATGCTGATATGATTGCAAACACTGGTCTTGCATCTAATACTATTGTAGAATTTGGTAGAACAATATCTGATGCACCATTTGGTATTATTGGTGTAACAAACAACTTATCAAACTTAGCTAACAACTTTGAGATACTTAGTGGTAAAGTTGGTGGTACACAAAATGTATTGACTTTATTAAAACGTCAATTAATGAAAGGTGGTGCTTTTGTATTAGCAATACAAGGTGTACTTGCATTATTAACATTCTTTAGAGATGATATTGAAAAATTAGTAGCTTCTATATTTGGTGGTAGTAAAAAAATAAAAGAGGGTATGGTTTCAATAAAAGACGAAGCAATTGCTAGTCGAGCAGCACTTGAAAGATACCTACAAATATTAGATGATGTAACTGCTTCACAACAAGATCAAGCAACTGCTTTAGATGCACTACTAAGAGGTAACAAAGAATTAAATGACGCACTAGATGAACAACTTATTAGTGGTGAAAAAAGAAGAGAACTATCTAAAGAGTTTTTTGAATTACAATTAGACTTCTCTACAAAAAGCAACGAACTTAATGACCAATTAGAAAAGTTTAATGCAAAAGACTTGAAAGCATTTGAACGTAAAAAAGGTAGAATAGCAACTCTAAAACAAGAAAATATAGAACTACAAAAAACAGTAGATTCTCGTAGAGCTGAGGGAACACTTACAGTAAGCACAGAAGCTAGGGTAAAAAATATTATTAGAGGTAATGATATTCGAATTGGTCAAATGGAAGCAACCATAGCTAAAAGAGATATAGATTTAGATTTATTAAATCAAGTTATAGATGGTGAAAGACAATTAAATGAATTTGTAGATGAAAGAATAAAAAAGTTTGGTGATATAGAACCGATTGACGATAATCTATTTGAATCACTAAATGATGATGTATTAGAGGACGATAGAAATATAATAGAAAGATTACTTGATCCTAATGATGAATTAAAAGATGGATTTGATGCAATTAGATTTGCTGAAGAAAGTGGTCTAGAGGGTGCGTTAAATGATCTGAATAATTTTATGAAAGAGTATCAAGGAGAAAATGCTCTTGAAAGAATAAACTTAGCACAACAAGAAGCATTAAATGAATTAAATATTTTATATGATGCACAAGAAGAAGAATTAGGTAGTAGAATAGGATTTAATGAAGATGTAACTAAAGTAGAACAATTTTATGCTGAACAAAGAGCTAAAATATCTGAAAAGGAAAATCAAGCAAAAGCAAAAAGTTTACGAGTATCAGCTCAAGCAGCAGTTCAAGTAGGTAAGTTATTACAACAATTAGCAGGAGAAAATAAAACATTAGCAATAGCAGGAGTGGTTGTAGAAAAAGCTGGTGCAATAGCAAAAATTATAGCTAATAAAAATATAGCTGACGCAGCTGCATTACCACTTCTATCTAATCCTCTAACAGCATCACTCGGAACAGCTTTACTTACAACTAATAAAATTACAGCTACAACAGGTGTAATTGCAACAACAGCATCAGCAGTTCAAGCTATTAAAGAAATACGTAATCCTGAGAGTGCTACTTCAAGTGGTGCAATAGTTGGTAATGCACCAACACCTTTAGTACAAGCACCATCATTTAATGTAGTGGGTGCAACACAAACTAGTCAACTTGCACAAACTATTGCTGGAGCTGAAGAGAAACCTATAAAAGCATTTGTAGTAGAAAGCGAAATAACAACAGCACAACAATTAGCAAGATCAGTTATAGTTAATTCTTCTATATAAAACAAAAAAATAAAACTTAAGTTATAATAATATGGAAAATGTAATAGAGTTAATCATTGATGAAAATAATGAGATAAGTGGAATAGAAGCAATATCTATTGTAGAAAACCCAGCTATTGAAGAAGATTTTATAGCACTTAAAGAACATAAAGAAGTTAGATTAGCAGAAGTAGATGGTGAGAAAAGAATTCTTATGGGACCTGCATTAATACCTAATAAAAAGATATTTAGAAAAGGTGCAGATGATAATGAAGATTATTACATATACTTTAGCGAAAATACTGTTCGTAAAGCATCAGAGTTATTCTTTATAAAAAGCAAACAAAACAATTCAACATATGAGCATCAGATCGAGTTAAATGGAATGAGTGTTGTAGAGTCTTGGATTGTTGATGATCCAACTAACGATAAATCTAATGCTTATGGTTTTGACTTACCAAAAGGAAGTTGGGTTGTATCTATGAAAGTATTAAATGATGATGTATGGGAAAGAGTAAAAAATGAAGAGGTTAAAGGTTTTTCAATAGAGGGATTCTTTGCTGACAAGATGGAAAGACCAAAAGAAAGTATAGAAGAAAAAGCGTGTGATAGTTGTTTAGATGAGTTGAACGCACACTTTGACTTAATGGAAGCACTATCAGCTTTAGAAGAAGAAGTAGATTTAGAAAGTTATGGTGGTTACCCACAATCAGCTAAGAACAATGCAAAAAGAGGTATTGATCTGAACAAGAAACTAAACAACAAGTGTGCAACACAAGTTGGTAAAGTAAGAGCGCAGCAATTAGCTAGAGGAGAAAAATTTACATTATCAACACTTAAAAGAATATATTCTTATTTATCAAGAGCAAGTGCATATTATGATCCAGGGAATAATGAAGCGTGTGGAACAATTTCATATTTATTATGGGGTGGTAAATCAATGTTAAATTGGACTACTTCTAAATTAAAAGGTCTTGATGCAATAGAAGCATCAGCTATCATTATAGATGGTAGAGCAGCGTACTCAACGAAAGAAGAAGCTGAGAAAGCTGCAGAAGATATGGGTTGTTCAGGGTATCATACACACGAATTAGATGGTGATGTTTGGTATATGCCTTGTGAGGAACACAATCTCAAAGACAAAGATGATCCTTGTCAATCAGGATATGAGCAAATAGGTATGAAAACCAAGAATGGTGTGAAAGTTCCTAATTGTGTTCCAATAAAAAATTAATAATTATGCCAGGTAAACATAAATACAAGAAAAAGAAAACCAAGAAAAGATGAAAAGAAGAAAGGACGCTACATTAAGCCATTCTTCCCCTCGATCTTCTTCAAGAGGGTGTCTATGTCCTGATGGTAGAACTTATCACAAAAAATGTTGTGATGGTACATTAGAAGCACAGGGTATAGGTAAGGTTTGAAATTAAAACAATAATATTTACTTAAGTTATACTATAAATTCTTAATCTTATGAGAGCAAGTGAAATAGTAAATAAACTTAAAGATGTCCTTTTATCATCAACTGAAGTAGAAAAAGTTGAAGAAACTAATATCGAAAAAGAAGTTGAATTAAAGGAATCAACACCTAAATCTAAAAAAGAGGTGGAATCAAAAAGCGTTTCAGAAAACGCAAATGATGAAACTCAAAAGCAAGAAGATGACATTAGAGAAGTGTCTTATTCTGCTGAAGAGGTACTAGCTGAAAATCCTATGGAAGATACTCAAGAAGAAATTATTGAGGAAGCACCTAAATATGCAACAATAGAAGAAGTTGCAGAGATTAAAGCTATGGTTGAAAAACTAAGAGGAATGGTTGAAGCAAAAGAAGAAACAAGTCCTGAAGTTCCACAAGAACTTTCTAGTGATGAAGTTACTGAACCTTTAGCACATTCTCCTGAAAATGAAGTAAGTGAAAAATTAGGTATTAGATATTCAACTAATGCAAGACAAAACACAACTTACTCAAGAGTATTAAACGCAATATCTAATAATTAATCAAATTTTAAAATTATGTCTACGACAATAACAACTTCGAATGATGTATTGAGAGCAAGATCAAAACAAACAACTCTTAGTACATCTCAAAGCGTAACAGCTAATCAAGCAGGTGGTGAATTTAACATTGCGACTGACGCATTAGTTATAACACTACCTGAGATCAACGCCAATAATATTGGTATGGAATTCACATTCAGAAACACTGGAGCTGATGGTAATAACATTATTACTTTATCTCCTGCTGCAGCTGATGGTATAAATGGAAGTATCGCAAATGCAGCTGCTGATTCAGTAGCTAGTGGTACAGCTAACAAAGACTGGGTTAACACAAAAGCTACAGCAAACAAAGGTGACTGGTGTACAATTAAAGCTATATCTACAACTGCTTGGTATGTAACAGGTGGAGTAGGTATTTGGGCATCAGAAGCATAATCTAATATTAATCAAATTTAATTCGTAAAAAATGGCGACAACAAATAATTTAACGACAACTTATTCTGGTGAATTCGCAGGCAAATATGTTTCTGCAGCTTTATTATCAGGTAAGACTTTGGCAGAGGGTAATATATCTATCAAGCCAAACATCAAGTACAAAGAAGTAATGAAAAAAGTATCTACAAATGACATCGTAAAAGATGCGTCTTGTGACTTTGATCCAACTTCAACATTAACTCTTACTGAGAGAATTCTTACTCCAGAAGAGTTTCAAGTTAACTTACAACTATGTAAGAAAGACTTTAGAGCAGATTGGGAAGCAGTGCAAATGGGATATTCTGCATTTGACAACTTGCCACCATCTTTTTCTGA